TGCTGCTTCATTAAGTCTAGAAGTTGCTGCATCTGAGGGTTCATACCAGTGACACTAGGGCCATCAGGTGTGTTACCAGTCCCAGCTCCGCCAGTCCCAACCGGGGTAATTTCTGGGGTTATATTTCTTACCTCTAGTTCTGGATCTACTGTATTTACACCAAGGGATATCATCTCTTCCATCGTAGCAAGCTCACCGGGCATAGGTTTGTCATTTGGGCTTGGATAGAAGTTTAATGCTTCTAATTTTGCTATATCTTGTTCTGTAAGAGAATATTCCATTTTAAATCCTTATCACGTAAACCTAAGTGGGTTTGATGTTAGATTTTGCATTCCGCCAAAAGCTGCAAAAGGCCCAATGCCGCCCATACCAAGACCGCCAAGAGCTTGCAGACCCATTCCGAATGTACCCATAGGATCTCTAGTAGTTGCAGTCGTACTACCTATCCCGGCAGGGAATGCCTGACCACCTCCGCTCAATACTCCAAACTGAGTTAATGGGAATTGCATTTCAGCTAGATATTCATTGTATGCGGCGTCCAAGTCTGCTTGAGTTAAGGCTCTCTCAGTTTCTCCGGCTGACATTTGAGCTCCTAGTATATCCCTTTGAGCTTGTAGCCCCTGCAAGCCACTTCCAGCGAGTGCCCCTGCCGCTCTCATTGCAGATGCATCCTCAGCGGCTAAAGCTCTACTAGCTAAATCGTATGACCGGGCGTCTAAAGCAGCCTGACGCTCTCCTTCATAAACATCTCTCCTATCGCCAAAAGAATTTGCTTTAATCGCTTTAGCTTCAGCTCCGACGCCTTGTTGTGCAAATTGCCTATTAAGTAAAGGAGCCATGTCATTTTGTATTTGGTCTAATCTTGTTTGGCGCTCTTGTGGAGTTCTTGTAGCGACATCTCTATAAATTCCTGTCGCCTCACCTATTTCAGATGGAAGAGTTAATCCTCCATAACCGCTAATTGCAGCTTGCTGCATTGGAGTTAACCGGGCCACTCTATCCCCAGTAAATTTTTCAAATTCCATTTCAGCTACTTTATCAGCTCCCGGTCTGATAATTTCTTCAATGTAGCTTTCTTGTAACGGATCCATTTTTGACGTTGTGGTGGTGCTACTTTTACCCATTTTAAAACTCCATTTCAAAGTGACGATAGGTTTCTTTAAAACCGTTTGCTTTTGCAAACTTAGAAAAACCTATACGTCCATCTGCTTCTATTGCCGACAAATTACCATCTTTTGCAACTTTTTTCATAGCGTTTAATGCTGCATTCATCCAAATTTTCATATCGGCTCCGCCCATAAACTCAATAAAAAGTGTGTTTCTTTGAGGGTGCTTTACGACGCTTGTAGTAAAAGCAGCGATCAGCGTGTCCTTCGTATATACGCCCCAAATGAGGCTCCGGCCTTCAAGCATATCAGCGACTACATCTTCCATAGACATATTTCGCCCATTTGCCTCTATCGATCTCTGTAGTAACGGTAAAACCTTTTCGACGGCTTGCTGTACGTTATCTACCAGAGGTAAGATTTTTATTGTGGCCTGCTTTGCTGGAAATTCTACAACATTATTCAATATTTATCCACCCCACGATTTACCATGTTGAAAGCGCCACCCGCTTCCAAATTGCAGTAGACCCATCATAATTACCAACACACACATAAATGTAGTTAGTATCCCAGCTAATCATCCCGGTAACATCTCCGGCAGATCCTGTGTTTGCCGGGGGCGTTGCGTGTTTCATAGCAATTTGTCTGAAGGCGTCATTATGACTGACTACCGGGTAACTATTAACATCATCCCATAGAAAAATTCCGTCAATTGATGGATTATCTTCAGAAGTCTTAAAAAATAGTTTACCTAAATTTCTAGTTAAAAAGAGATTAAGATCTCTACCCCATTGCCTCATATCGACACCGATAACTGGAGGTGTGACTGGCATTATCTACGTCCCCCTACTTTAGTTTCAAGTCTCATAGTGCCAACGCGCCAATTTGTAGCTTGATCACCCTCTACCCTCATCCTTAGCTGTCTACCAGTAAATCTAAGTGAAGTTGGGTTGCTTGGGTTGTATGGGCCGTGCGTTGTTTCCGTATCATTCGGGTAAAATCTAGTTTTAAATTTTAAATCAACATCGCCTTGTGTTTTTTCGTCTGGTATTACTTCAGTTACTTTTGCGACCTGATCTCCTTTACCAATAGAAATTGGTCCAGTCTCACAGAACACAGAGCCGCTATCGTAATTCAAACCCTGCTCATGGTTATAAAGAATTATTTGTCCAATAATACTAGCGCTCCCGCCCATACCTGAGTGGTTTTGACAATAATAATAGAGCGTTGCCGGAGCACTATCTGAAACAACTATTTGTGTATACGATCCGGTTGTACCCGGGGTCCCGACACTTGTCACTCCAGTGGTATATGCTGATCCGCCACCATGCGTCCCGTCTGAAGTTGTAGAAAATAGTAGCGGGTGTGATGCATTGCTGGCGTCGCTTTGGTCAAAAATATACGTGTTACCCTTTTTAAGAGTTATTGTTGGGGCTGACCCAGAGTAAGTAGATATATAATATTTATTTCCGCTATCATTTGCGACTGTTACATTATAGGTTGTAGTTTCCGCTGCACTTTCACCGCTTAAAATTGGAGTTCTAAAAACACCTCTAGGCACACCGCCGGTTCTCGATAAATTTCCTATTAGCCAATGGTTTTCTAATAAGTCGTATGCAACATATCTATCAATTTCTAAGCTATTTGCAGACGGATAAAACCACCAAACTTCACTAAATTCTGTGTTGCTAAATGCCCAGATCTTAGACTGCTGGTTTACGTTAATATCATCAAAAATATAATCATGAACTTCACAAGGAAGCTCTTGCACAGTGTTACCGTCAAACCTGAAAAAACCTTTTTGACCCATCCAAAATACGCCCATATCAGTGTCAACGGCACTCATTCTAGAAACTGCGCCTGAGCTAGTTGCAACCCTATCAAATTGATAAATATAGGGTGGGCCAGTATATCTAGCTGTGAATGCTGAGGTATCAGTTAAGATTAATGTCTGACCCCTTGTTTTAACGCCCTGCATAATTTGACCGGCTGTTTGAAGCTTATGAGAGCCAGCTTGATTAGTTGTTGCAGCGGTCCACAACGTGTTGTCTTCAAAGTCGCACCACCTCACAAGGCGAGGGTCACCGCCAGCACCAAGTAAAAATATAAAGCGCTCCTCGGTAACAACTAATCCTAAATTATTAGTTGGAGCATTAGCAACAGGAGCAGCGACGGCTGAAGACCCAAGCTGCCACTCGACTAGAGTTCCAGTGTCATAATGAACACCAACTAAATATTCTCCAAAGTTATCAAGCGACCACGACGTCGCCTCAGAATAATTTCCGGTTGAAGGTCTTTGTGTTCCAAAAAACCCAGTGCCGTAATAACCGCCACCAAAACCTAAATTAAGGCCAGCATCTTCGCGCCCCGCACTCATTGTAGCTGGTGTAATATCGTAAGTTGTTCCAGCTCCTGTCATGGCTGTTAGCTCATCATAACTTCCAGCGGCAAAGTAAGCCGTCCCTCCAAGACTTTCCCAAGCGTGAGCGCCTCTAATTGGGTTTGTGCAGAAACCATTTTTAAAAGGTTGCCACCCACCGATAGGCCGTAATGAACCGTCACGCCACCTAACAAGACTTCCATCGCGCCACCTATTACTAGCATCAAGATCAGTGCCGTTTCTATAAAACCCAGCTTTTAATTTAATTGGCATCAATGACATAGGCCGACATATCCTCATTCGTTACATCGTGAAAGTTTAATTCACCACTCTCATCAACAGTTATATATTTAGTAACATCTAACCATTTTGCATAAAATGATCTTAACAATTTTACTTTTTCAGCAACATCTGATCCGCTTACTTCTGTAAAATTATCACCATCATTAATTGAATAAACATTATAAATTTTTTCAGAATTTATATAGTTGTTTATTTGATTATCAGATAATAAATCGCCATATTCGTAAGCAATTATTTCTTTTCCATCAATAAAAAGTGTTTTGCTATTTTTAGCTGGTTTAACTACACACCAATCATTTGGGTTTTTATCTAAACGAGCTTTTAAAGCTGTAACTGAAGTTTCAACTTCTTCTAAAGTTTCATATTTTTTTGTTGCGTAAATATAATATCTCATCATGTAGATCCATATATTGTACCGCTATTACTTAATGTTCTTGAAGTCCCGGTTATAGCTGCTCCACCACTTGCGGCTGTTTGACTTACCCCGTTTCCTCCAGAAGCGCCCCATCCACCGCCGCCTCCGGCCCAGACGTGACCAGAAACACCAGCGGTTGGGTTATTACCAGTTCCGGCATTACCGGCCGACCCACCAGTACCCCATGAAAAGCTACTACTTGCAACGCCGCCAGAGCCGGGTAATATTCGGCCCCCGCCGCCACCTGCGTTTTGCGTACCCCCGGATCCGCCGCCTGCTCCACCACCGTTATCTGATAGTAAAGCATTTGTTTGTCTATGGTAACTGCCGCTGCCCTCAGCATTTAAAACACCGCCTACACCGCTTAATGTGCCTGCATTTTCGCCAGAATGAGAGCTGATCCACCCTCTACCGCCAGTGCCTCCTCCAGCACCGCCGCCACCGCCTGCATTGCTATCTTGTGGATCTCCAACATCTTGGCGCTTGCCTCCTCCGCCACCTCCCCCGGCGATGTAAGCGCCGGAGCTATTTGTAATAGTTACGCCGCTTGATGTTACATTTATAGCAGGGCCTCCCGCTGTTGGTGAGCCAGTGTAGTAGCTACCTCCGTTGCCACCCTGCCCAATAATTTTACCATCATTTATAACTGTACATGGTATATCAATAGTTAAAGCCGCTGTAGATGTACTATCTGTCCAAACCCACATATTAGAAGGTACTCGGAGAGTGCCTCCAGAGGATATATAAGTAGATGCTGAAATTTGTTTAAGTTGAACTTGGCCGTTAATTGTACTTCCGCTAGTTGGTAAACTTGTCTCGGCAGTAGCGCCGTAAAAGTTAAAAAAGTCTATCTGGGTTCCTGAGCTATCATTTATGGTTTTTCCTGAAGCGGGAGTAAGTCCTCTAATATCGGTATCATTTATAGACGCAGAAGTGCCAGAGCTACCTCCCGCCTCTACGTGTATATCGTTTAACGATATTGGTCCCGATGTTTGTAAAGCCATTTAAGCACTTCCATAAGCTGTAATATTATTTTCTACTGTTAATGCACCGGCTGAACTTAATTTAAATCTTGCAGTTCCTTGATAAGAAAATTTAAGATCGCTTCCTGACTGTGTTATTGTCCAATCACCTAAATCAACAGTTGTAGCTTGCACCTCTCCAGAAGAGCCATAAACTACAGCTTTACTGTTTACTACTGTGTTAGCAACAGAGCCATCTAATAAATTTAATTCAGCCGCCGTAGACGTTACTCCATCCAATACATTTAACTCTGCCGCCGTTGAAGTAACATCTGTGCCATTTATGGTTAAAGTTGTTAAGTCTGGCGCTATTGTTCCTGATGTCCCATTAGCTGCATCTACTATAGTATCAAGGGCACTATTAATGGTGGTTCCCCATGTCCCCTCTGAACCGCCCACGACAGGCTTAGTTATTGTAATAGCCATGTTTTTTCCTTTCTTTTCAGTAGGTTATATCCAGGCGTTAATGTTAATATTTTTATGTTATTTAAGAGTAACATATTAGGCTGCTTCCGTCCATGTTTCAGACGGAACGACTGGAGTAAACCAGCCTCTAAAAACTACTGCATATCCTTGATAAGTATAGCTTTCCGTGTTGGCTATTGATAAAGTCCTACCCGCTGAGAGAACAACATCCGGGCCTGTTAATGTGAATGTGGCAGTTGTTGGATCTAAAACAAATCCAAATGTCGCCGGTTGACCGGTTAATGTAAATGTAGCGGCAGGCGGTATTATTGATATATCTATTGCATATTCTTGATCTTGCCCGGTTACAGTAAATGTTCCGGGAGCAGCATCTGGGCTAAGATTAGCTTGAAAACTGACAGCGTGACCTGTTGATGCAAATGTGCCGATGGGTTCTAAAAATATACCTTTACCTAACGAAACCGCAACCGTTGAGCCAGTATATGTAAAAACTCCTTCTTCAGCACCAATATTAAGAGATACTGGATTTAAAAGTGCTTGACCGCTTAATGCAAACTGACCGCTAGGGTATATGTCCGTAATTAACTTCCCGGCGCCCTGCATAGAAAGCGTAAATGTTCCATGCGTAACAGATAAAACATAATTAGCACCACCACTTGACCCTATCGGGCCATTACCAATTGGTCCTGATGCAATAGTCATATCTTATTCCTCTGGTCTTGGTGGCGCGTCTGGATGCAAATAATTAGGGTCGTCTATGTTAATTTCGTGACTTGCTTTTAAGCTTTCAGCATATTCACCTAAATCAACAAAAATTTGATATGAGTTTACATTATCGCTTGCCACAACATTATCTGTTTCTCGTTTATGAACAAAATTTTCTAATGCATTTGTTTCTATGTGTATTTCATTAAAACCGTCAGTTTGTAACTCCGTCACTAAGGCTTGTAGTGCGTTTTGTTGTGATGGTGTAAAATCAGGATGAGATGTGTCAGCTAAATAACCTACACCCTCATAATTAATTTCTACGCTGCCATTAGTTTTTAAATTAAACACTTTCATTTTTACTCTCCATTTTATGCCAAAACAAACGTCTGTATTTATTATGAAAAAATGACATTAATTTTCCCTCATGACGCAATCGTTTTCTCTCGTCCATCTCAACCAACTGTGATTTTGTATTTTCTCTTTTAAAAGGTATAACTTGAACTAGAGGCGTTCCTTTTTCTATTAGATACTCTCCATCTTTTGCTAACCATATAAAAGGAAGATTTACATGATTGTAATAATTATCAGTATCAACTATGCCGTCCAATAACTTCCATCTTTTTTCTAAATGGTTCATAGGCTGCGTAAATAAACAACTATAACCTTTTTTTGTCTCAACAATAAACGGATTATGAAACTTCATTGGCACTTTACCAAAAGGCATATCAGAGTAAGGATGGCCGCCAATTTGAGAATAATTATGCTCAGACATTTCATTATTTTGTTTAGGGTTAGCATAATCAAAATTTATTTCACCATTTCTAACAGTCACAAAAACATCGCACCAAAATGATATAATATACCCAGCCGAAGAAGCTTCCAAAAGCGGAATGCATTTTTTAGCTGAAACAGATTTAGGATGGTTACCCACCTGTGGTGGTAAATTTTTAAACCATAATGGTAGCTTTTTATTTGCGCTAACAGGCGGCGGGAAAATATCTAAAATCGACTGTTCCGCATGAAATTTTATTATATTAGCCATAACTATGTTTTCATTATAAATGCCAGCGCATAAAATTTAGGAATAGTCGCTAAAGATGATCCGCTGCCAGTTGCTCCACTGCTTCCACCTACATTATGGGTGTGATTTCCTGAGTTGCCAGTGTTTGCGTTGAAGTTGTGAGAATGATCTCCCGCGCCACTTGTGCCGAAGTTGTGAGAGTGTGCGCCAGTATTACTGGTGGTAGCGCCGTTAAACCAGCAATTGTTGCTCCAGTTCTGTTCAAACCTTGTTGCCTGTCTATAACCACTGTAAGCCCGATATGAACCGTTTGTATTATGAGAGTGGCTGCCAGTGTTTGATGTGCTACCATTGTGAGAATGGTTTCCAGAGTTACCAGTGTTAGCATTAAAGTTATGCGAGTGATCGCCGCCTGCTCCAGTGCCATAATTTCCACTGCCGTGAGTGTGTGATGGTAAGTTAGCTTCTGCAATAGTAACAGAGTGTGCACCGCCCGTAGCGCCAACATTTCTAGTACCACTACTATCAGCATCGGCATGAATAACAAAACGGTCTGTTAAGTTTGGTGTACTGTTGTTTCCGTCACAAATAACCCAACCACTTGGTATAGCACTAACTGCACCGGACCACATAACAATCACGCCAGTAGGTATAGAAACAATTCCTGTTAATGCACTACCGTCACCCGTTAGAGCTGTTGCAGCAAGCGTGCCTGTTACCGTAGCGCCTGTCGATGTTGGCTCTACTTTTGTAACACCTTCATGTTGTAAAACATTAAAATCACTATGAATGGCCGTTACTGATACCGTCGCAACTCCACCTAATGTTATAGCGTTATTACTATTTGAGCTTTCGCTAGGAGTTCTAGTAAGTGTGGTTCCTGAGGCTGTATAGGTTCCAGTTCCAATTTCAAAATTACTACCTTCCTCTATAACGTATTGGACAACATCTCCATCACTTACACCAGCGTCGGCAAAGGATTGGAACCCCACGGAAGCAGACCCCAGACTGACGGTCCCCGCACCCGTAGTGGATGTCGTCATTTTTGCTCTGTTAAAAAGCTTTGCCATGACGCGCTCCTACTATGTCAGTGTTAAGATACCGTTAGTTCCAATATCTATTGTAAATGTGTCACCATCATTAAGGGTAAGCGATGATCCATAATCATAATACCCAATAATAGGATCCGCTGGTGATGTTGGCGTATCATCATAAACAATCACATATTGAAAAGCAGCTACCGCGCCACCTGATGCCGTCAAGACTAAGTCATCGGCAGATAACTTATATGTTCCTGATGTTTGTGTGCTTGTAACATTTGCTAATGTTCGTGATGATAGATTTGTGTAAGCAATCTCTGTGATGTTTGCTAGTACACCGTTTCCATCAGCCGTTGCATCTGTACCCGCTGTTGGGTTAGTATTCGAAAGTGCAATTTTTAGTGTGTCACTATTCAAATCCATTACGTTAGCTAAGTTAGCAACAAAGTCATTTACTTTTGTAAAACTTGCCATTTATCCAAAACTCCTAATTCTCATTCTGTGGCCTGATCCGCTGGACTTAGCCTGTTGGTCTTCCATGTTTGTACCACTTATTGCGTTTTGATACAACTCTGCCCACACTTTCGTCCGGGCGTCTTCACCTAAGTATGGAGCACTATGAGTTAGAGCTCCGTAAAGGTAAATATCTGGGTAATAAGTTAAAACCCAATTTGTCGTAATACTACTGCTCAACGCATCTATTCTTTCGTAATAAAGCATCTCAATAGTGTAGTCCTGATCTGGAGTTGGATAAACTTCAAATGATCCATCTACCGGGGCATAAAATCTCGGAGTTCCTGAAGCATTACTTTCGGACCTTTTATCCATTAACTCTGCAAGCGTTATAAGCTCTAATCTAAATTCTGTAGTACCCGTTAACATCAGGCGTATGCCTTCAATATAGTCAGTTGGGAAAGCTGTATATTGAGTATCTAAAAGAGCGACTTTACGGCTCTCCATTCTCCAATGCCTAAGCTTTCTATTCATATCAGCTTCGGCTAAAGTTATAAAATCAGGAATAACTGAAGTAAGATCATCACGATTTAAAAAATCTGCTATAGAATTTTTTAAGTCGGTATAGTTTGCAATACTCATAACGTGCTTTCTCTTGTTCTAGTCCATGCATTATCGCTATCGTTAAGCCACTTAAATAATGCCTTAGGATCGTCAGCAATGCCTTTACGCTTTAGCTCATAGTATATTGGAAGCGGTATTGAAGCAACTTTATTAACATCCTTATGTCTTTTATCCATGTTGTTTCTTTGCTTCTTATTCGCCTCTACAATCGGCTTAACGTCCATGACTGTCTCAACGACATACTCACCCTTATCAGTGACGTGCCAGTATTTTTTAATTCCCGTTACTGGATCGTAATCCCATAATCTTTTCATATTGTATAAGTCCTTGTTTTTAAAGGGCTATTCCCAGGGAATAGGGGCAACAGTTAAGCTGCCCCTAAAGATTTTATGATGTTGTAAGATCGAACACGCCTGCATGTCCAGCCTGATTGGTAACCTGAAGTCCCATCTCGCCGATGACCATTTTTCGGGTTGCGTCCCCGGTCTTGGCAAGATCAACAGTCTGGATAGGACGTAGAACTGCGATTTCTGCTAACTCTGGGTCGAGCAAAAATGCATCACGCTCTCTTTGGAATAAGTTGACAACACAACTTAGGCTTCCAAAATCTGACAGATACACATCAGCCGCACCAATAATTGTAGTTGGTGCATCTGATGGAGCCATGTAACGCTGTGCAGCGATACCAGCAAAACCTGATACAGCGGTTTTGTTGAATGGGCCAGTCATCAAGATTGTTGGCTTACCACCAGCGCTATATGCGCTCTGCATTGCTGATTTAACCATAGTCTCAGTAAAGGCAGCTTGTGTGCCGTCTGTACGAGCGTCGGTTCCGTCACCAGTTGGGCTTGCGCCACCTGATCCAAAAACGTCGTTAGTTGCAATCCATGCACCTAAGCCAGCAGTCTCACGTGGCGTACTTGTGTTCCCGGCGACCTGAGCATTATTATCCGTGAAAACCGCCTCGTAATCTCGCCGAAGTTCTTTTCCGCGCTTCGCGATTTGCATGGCCATTTCATCGCTTCGCCCTGCTAACGATTGGTCAGAAAGGTTGTCAGCGACGATAGCTGTTCTACGCAAAATATGCGTATAGTTGCCGACACGAGTTGTTGCTGCGGTAGCATCGTAGGTAGTTCCTACGTCATCGCCATCAGCTCTCGCGGTTTTGTCGGTTGAGTTTAATGAGTCAGTTTGCCACTCAAAATATGTGTTAGAAACATTGACGCTTCCAACATTACTTTGCAGAGGGACCTCTTCAGGTGAAATCGAACTTATAACGTCCGAAAGTTGTTCACGAATACCTTTGGCATCAAAGGATGTGAACGTATTTGTAATGATAGCCATGTTGGCCTCCTAGAGTAAAGTTTTAATTGCGGCAGCGGCGTCAGCCACTCTGCCAGTTTGACGTGCGCGTTGTAGCGCTTGTGTTTGCTCACTCTTTGGTTTTGGTTGCGTGTTACGAGATCCAGCTCTTAGAGTTCGGGACTGTTGCTTCTTAGGCTTAGTCTTTGCCTGCGTCGCTTTAGTTTGCCCTTTATCATACAGCATGGCTTTCCTCGCTACTTTTACAAGCGTCGCATTCGTAAGGCCGCTAATGTCTTGCTCTGAAAATCCTTCGCCAAGAAGGAAGTCTCGAACCTCTTTAGCCTCAGTTGATGCAACCTTGGTATCACGCCACTCCGGGATTAAGTCAGGCAAGATTTCTCGCTGTTGCGCTTGATATTGCAATTGCATATTATACATACGCTCTTGCTCTACCTGTTGCATTCGCTCACGCTCTGCTTTCACGGCTTCGATTTGAGTTTGCCTCTCCTCTTGCTGCTTCTGCCAAGCGCGTTCTGCCTTCCTTGCCATATTAGGATCCTGATCATACAGAATGTCCCAATCTGGCTCCTGTTCCTTTTGCTCTAGACGCTCCTGCAAAGCAGGGAGCATTTGAGCATATTGAGCACGTTCACGCTCCATCTCAATTGCTTGAGCTTCGACTGATTTTCTGTATTCAGCAAGCTCTTGAGTTTTGCGTGTATAATCTCTTTGCCTTAGGTTTCCACGTCTTAACTCTTCAACAGTTATCTCCTCGCCGTCTACTTCGACTACTTGTCCAAGTATGTCCAGAGATGTGTCTTCAAGTTCTTCTGCTTCCGCTTCGACTTCAAGATCGTCTTCAGGCGCTTGCGCGTCCTCCGACATTTCGACTTCTTCTACGGGCTGTTCAACTTGTTCTTCAACTTGTTCAACTTCAGTAGCTTCAGTCTCAAGCGCAACTTGTTCCTCCGTCACGGTATCCTCTTGGGGCGTTAGTAAGGCTTTAATTGCATTTCTTGCGGTGTTCAGATCAGTCCCTCTCGGGTTGTTGGCTTCTGACATTGCGTTAACTCCGTATTATGCGCTATTTTTTGTTTTTTTCAATAGTCGCGTTTTGCTTCAATCTGTGCAGCATAGTTTTTACATTTTCAATGCCGCACGCTCTACCAAAAATAACCTCCCGGCCATCCTTGTCACTGGGGTTAGAGCTTTTAAACTCTTCCCAGATCTCTGCTTCCAGCTCATCAAGAAAACGGGGTAATTCGCTATTTAAAAGCCTCTCAGCTTCTAGCCCGTCGTCTATGACTTGCTGTCTAGTTTTCTTCGTCATCTATAGCGCCCTTCACTACATCAGCCTGAGCTTTCATAACTTCACGATTAATCGCTAGATCAGATCTGATTTTCTCGACGTTTAATTGTGTGCCATATTTAGCCTTCATCTCTTCGGCTTTTACAAACAATTCAGCATCAAGCTCATCTCGCTTACGATCATCATCCATCATCATTTTTTCACGCTCTAAGTTGAGCTCTGCCGCCTTCTTCTGAATGTCGGCTTGTATCTGTTGGATCTGAACGGCGATAAGCTGCTCGTTAATGTCTGGTTTATCGTCTTTTGGAGGTGGCTGGAATTGTGCCGGGTCACTCCAGAATTGCGAGGTATCTTTAAACCCGGCAAGCTCTGTCATAGCCTTCAGTGTGTTGGCCAGTTTATTTATGTCAGTAAGTGGGTTTACGGCGCCCATAGTCTGCATCGCCTCTCTCTGCATCTCACCAATCTGTTTGAGCATCAACATACGCTCTGTGTCTGTGCCACGCCCAAGCGCGACACGGACGGACACGTCCATATTGCTATTCCAAGTACGGGGATCTATCGGGATAAAATCGTTAGTCAGCCGTACCATGCGAGGCGCGTCTTGGTGCGTGGTTAATAGGTGTAAAACAATTTTATAGAGTTGCTTCATTCCAGTCTCGGCAAAGATGCGTGCGATTAGCTCTATGTGCTGTTGTGCTGCGCTCACAGTGGCGTTAACGGCTGCCGCTGTAGAAGACTGCAACGCGCCTGCATCGAGCCCTGCGGAGGCTTTAGAGATGCCTGTCCGGGCCTCTTTTAGCTCATCCATATACTTGAGAACTGGGAATGCTTGCTGGCCGACAAAAGGCATACTAAGCATTTGAACGGCTCCATTTGCTCTCTGACGGATTATGGAGCCCACCTCAGTAGACATAGCATCATCTATATTTACCATACCCTCAGTGATCGCCATGCGTGGGTGAATAGACATTGAGAGACTGTCTAGAGTATTACGCATGATAGAAGATTTAATTTTCTGTATATCCATGACGGCGTCGGCGACACTCATACCGAAGAAATCGTGAGCCTCTGGATCCGGGCAAAATACAGCAAACGGAATGACTGAACATGGCTCGTTCATAAGAACAATACTTTCATCACCAACCGTACATATTTTTCTTAATTCTGCTATGCCATCCTGATCATAATCGACTTTTATGTAACTTTCGACATATAGAACTTTTTTCATTGCCGGATCATTACGGTCATTCATTTCGTTTGTTAAAGCTTTGTTTCTGGTGTAGCGCTCTATATTGCTTTCCATATCGTCATAGTTTGCGCCAGCTTCTGATACGACGTCATAATCATATCCCATAGCTACAAGCTCTGAGACAGTCATAACTCGACGGTGACCGACATATGATGCCTGTTCTAATGACTTAGCTTCCCGGGAAATTAAGAACTCCTCAGGTGGGACGGCTTCCATCTTAACTCTACCGTCCGGGTGAGTGTATGTAGCCCTCACTGAGTGCACCATTGGAGGCGGTAGCATTGCACCTGTCATCTGGTCCATCATAGGCTCACCGACTTGCTTAGAGGCTAGGACCTCAACATCAACACTAGCATCCGACATAAGAGCCGCTAAGGCATTATCGTCTAAGCCAGTCCAGTTGTGTGTTTCAAATTTTGTTTGATCATCCCAGTAACATTTTAAAACACCCACTTTACGAATTAGCGCATCTTTAAAAGCAGCGTGGATCTGTAAAAAACCGTCATTGTCTCTATTGATAACGTACCGGGCATAATCTGTAGCCTGCTTTGCGGCGTCTATATCTTCAGGTCCTTGAGGGGCGTATTCTACCGTATTTTCAGTAGAATTAAAAATACGCATTAAAGATGGCATGATGGCTTGTACGGTATCCCGTACGTCCATGCTTACAATTTGTGATCGCCCGGCCTCTTCATTACCAAAGGGGTCGCCTCTATAATATTCAGTGGCGGTGGCGCGTAGTGGAGACACCCAGTTATCGATAAAATCGATACTGTCTTCTATCTCTTTTGACACGATGCCTTTTAACTCTTCGTCATCCATTACCATCGGATCGAGTTCGGCTTCTAGTGCTGATACTATTTCATCTATTTCTTTTTCCATATCTTCTACTCCAAAAGCCCTTTAATTTTTCTAGCGCCAAACTTACCGGCTGCACCGGCTGGCGCGATGAAGCTCATTAAAATATCGCCGAATGCTAATGAACTGTTTTTAAGTCTACCTAACGTATCGCCTTGCTCTTGTGCATATTGTGCATCTCTTAATCTATTTCTTACATCATAAAATGTGGGCTCTAAATTAAGAAGCGGAACAAAGTATCTTGCCTCAGCTAAAAATTTAGCCTGCATAGGGTCATATCCTCTATCAATAGCGCCCTTATATGTTCTTTCTAATGCCGGGTTATCTCCAATCATATCTAAGAACGATCCTAAAGACTGCAAATCTTTTTCAGAATATTTAAAGTCACCTCTATCTCTATAAGATCTACCCTGCCTGTCAGTTTTTAAAACAAGTTCTCGGGAAAATGGATCGACGGTATATTGACCGCCTCCATACGACATATCAAATAATTTTCTAAAATCGCTCATTACGCATCGCCTCTTTTTTCGGTGACTTCGACTTTGTATTTTATTTGCAAAGGATCGTCAGCATTTAGGGTTTGTAAAATTTTAATTTTATATGATGGATCTGTTTCAAGCAGAGACTTTGAAAAATCATCCATTTCCATTTCATAAACTAATGTCGTCATTTTTCTAAAGTCTCCAAGTATTTTAAAATATCCATAAACTGTCCCTCAGGCGGTTTTACAAACTCGGGCACAACAGGATCGAATTGTGTAAATACGTTTGGGCGTCCTTTTCTATTTTGTAAACCTAAATATTTTGCAGTCTTTGCCATACTCATAGCCTCAGATATTACCAGATTTGTTACCTCATTTGGAGCTAAAGTTATATTTTTATCAGATAGCATATCTTGAATTTTTTCCCGGGCCAAAGGTAAAAATTTATCAGCGTCCGAACTAATATCATAAAAACCTTCAGCCGGTTTTCTAGTCGTGTGAATAGCGTCACCTAATCCACTTTCTTTAGAATATCCCTCTGACGCCCAGTAACTTTGTGGCGGATATGGATCATAAAACTCTTCCGGCTTCTGACGAAATGGAGTTGTTCTAATTCCAGATTTAGCAAGCGCAGCCTCAGCCCCGCGAATATTTTTATTAGTTAAATGCTTCATAGGATCAATGACGGGGCGCACTTTATCTGAAAAGTGTATAAGATCTAATAAGCCTCTTATCGCCGGGAAAGGATTTACCATTAGGATCCTCCCCTCTCTACGGAGCTAAAATAATTTAAAATATCTTGCTGCATATTCTGAGGTATTGTGGCAGCCGTTGTAAGGCCGAATATAGGAATGCTTCCTCTCACCATACCCTTAACCACCTCTTTAGGCGTCATGCCGGTAATTTTACTGGTTCGCTCGATTGCCTCGTTTACAAACTGGATCATAGGTTTGCCTTTTTTACCCGTGCCTCCATGCCAGATAACTTCTTGCACGTTTCGAGGATCAGTATCGTATTTCTCGGCTAATCTATGAACAGGCTTTTCGGCTGACCCATAAAAATCTGGGACAGATTTTTCAGGTACAACCAGCTTAGTCATTTGCTCATCCATAGTGGCCCGGTCAGCGGCTCCTAAAAAGTTTGTGCTAAAGTTAAATCTTTTAGGATTTGTTATAGGATCAATCTTACCTCCTTGAGCTCTTAACTTTTCAACCTGTTTAGCATTATTAGCTAAAAACCTACCGCCAACTGGATAGGGATATTGGTTGGAAGCTTTAGGCAGACCAGTCTTTTTAAAATTCATAAAATTTTCAAATAAAGCAGCTCTGAGGTTTGCCGTTGGGTCCATGCCGCCGGTCCAAGATGCCATGCTATCAGCAAACATCTTTTTAAACATTTCCTCGCCGGTCCCGGGACCATACTCATCGATGAATTCTTTTTCTAGCTGACCCATGAAATACCATTTATCACTGTCTGGTATATCTAAGCCTTTTAAGTATGCCTCTTGTAAATTTTTAAAAGCCTCAGGACCGCCATAAAGCTCATCGTATTTTGCAATAGTATCAGGCTTGGCCGGAATAATTCCTAAAGTTTGGTTTGGCGCGGCAGCCGTAGGATACTTTGTGCGGTCAACGTCAAATCTTTTTGATACGTCAAAAAACGGCTCGTACTCGCCTTCGTTAATAAGCTTCTGAACTTTTGACATAGCTTTGGATAGTTTTTTCTGCTCTTCAGAAGGAACCTTTTGAGGAAAAACTTTACCTGTTATTTTGTCAATAGCTTGTACTGGAGGTAGCACTTCAGGGTATCTAACCTTGAATGCTGCTTTCATAATATCGTCTAATAATGATACAACCATTATCTTTTCGTGCTTTCTAAATATTGAAGAATTTTTTGTAAGTTTTCATATGTAGGTAAATCATAAACGCCTGTTCTTTTATTAATAGCTTCTACCTCTCTTCTAGGTAAAACACGATTAACTTTCATAGAGCCGCCTATTAACCAATCGCCAGTCATGTTAGGATTAGTTTTATATCTGTAAGTTCCTCCATACGGGATCTGATCTTTTATTTCCGCTGTTTTTAAATTTAAGCCTCCAGACTTTTTTCTTAAAGCTCTAGATAGTGCTTCTGACTGCCAGTCTACATCGTTTGGCATTAATACTTCAGCCCAAACTTGACTATCTGGTCTGTAGTCAGGCTTCTTTACATTTTTACTAGATTTTCCCCCTATATGGGTAGCTACTGGGTGATCTCCGGCGTGCCATCCAGCTCTATACGATAATGGCCCTAAACTTGATTTTACTTTTCCCTCAGGTGTCATCATGCCAGCTTCAGCGTCTAACCACTTACCCAAAGGAACTCTTTGTTTAGCATTAACAAATAAAGGATATAAATTACCTTCTTTATCTGTTCTAAATAATTTGTACCCAGTAATAGTGTTGGTAGGCGCTCCAGTAGGTTTTTTTGGTAATTTAGATGGGCGCTTATAAGCCCCCTTCTCAAAATTTTTAATTATTTGAGAAAGTCCATATTTAGCTATATCATCTAAAAGACTGGCCATTACCACTTAGTCCTGTTTGCCCAATATGCTGCCGACATTTTGCCTTTAGCAATATTCTTTGCGTGACGCGCTTTAAATGATTTTCGACGTGCTTTATCTTTCGCCGTCTTTGGAGACTTCCCGGCTCCACTCACGCCCTGTTGGCCAAAACGAATTGTCTTAACCTTATCGCCCTCTTTAGCGACAACGACGTGACTTTTCTTTGGGTGATTAGGCGTGCGCTTCGGCTTGTTGTAGCCGCTAACGCCAGCCCGGGCTAGTCGTGGGTCTTTCTTTTTACTCATTTTAAAAAGTCCGGTAAGACGTCAAATGTTGCCATTGGGGCTCTAAGAGGCATTGTCGGCATTCCCGGCGTTCCCGCAGTTTGCGAATTATACCCCATCGGCTTAACGCCAATTAAATTTAAAAACATACTCGAGGGACCTCCCTCAAATTTAGGACCACTCTGTCCGTAGCCAAAACCTCCGCCATCAACAGCGTCAGTCAAGTCTCTCCGCATCTGAACACCGGCAAGTCTAAATGGACCGCCTCTAACTGGGTATCCCTCACTTTCTGCAAGTGCAGCATATCTGTCTGCTATAAAGTCTGGGTCAAGACCTCCACTTCTATAAGTGCCGAGAGGATCCGCTCGAATACTTTCTTCAGTTAAATCATAATATTCTTGAGTTCTGTCTTTCATTCCAAAACCCATCGCAAGTGCTTCTAGTAAACCCATTGTCATTTTTTAGACCCTTTCTTAGTCTTCCAGCTTATGCGCTTCGGTCCAGTTTTTCTTTTTGCCGCTTTTTTGGCGGCGGCTGTTTTGGCCTGACTTGCAGGGCGGCACGCTGGATACGGCCTACCCTTATCTTTCTTAGACTTTGTCCGGCCACACTTTTTTCCAGTCTTAACATCGCGCCAGTCCTGTTTAAACCACTTCGTTAATCCCCCGGATGATTTAGGCATACGTACCGCCGCGCTTTTTATACTCCCTAACAAGCCAAGCGTTTGCATATGCAGACGGATAGACTTTAAATTTTTTCTTGGCTTCAGACTTTACCCGGGAGTACAGCTTCGGGTTTTTAGGCTTGGGCCCAGAAGATTTTTTAGGCATTACTTTTTACCCTTCTTTTTGTAAGTAACTTTTTTACCTTTTTTCTTCGCTGCCTTCTTTGCAGCTTGCATTCCCTTGGTATTATATGGGTATGTTTTATTACCAACTTTTGGCATGAGAAAACCTCCTTCATAAGTTTGCTCTATAATACATTATTTTTTAGTTAAATAAACCCCGTGCGTGGGAGGCCGCACGGGGGAGCTCCTAGGGCTCTACGGCAGAAGGGAAACGCCGATAAATTTATTGTGCCATTAATACGATTTTTTTTCAATTTCTTAAAAAAATAATATAAGGTACAGTTACCAACAGGAGTAAGAAATGCCGTATAAAGATAAAGAGCGGCGTAAGATCTATAACAGATCTTACGGCATGAAATGGTATCTGGAAAATAGGGAGAAGGTTTTGCAGAGCACTAGAGAAAACGTCAAAAGACACAGAGAAAAATGGTGGGAATTTAAATCAAAGCTGAAATGTGAGAAGTGCGGATTTTCGCACCCGGCAGCTATCGACTTTCACCACCCAGAAGCAAAAGGCGATACAAAAGTCAGTAAATACATATCTCACAAGCAATGGAAGCGTGCTTATGAGGAGGCCGCAAAGTGCCAAATATTGTGTGCAAACTGTCATCGCATTTTACACTACGAAGAAAAAAAATCGTAAGTCATTGATTTCCCTGGATATTTAATTGCATTATTAACTTGATGTTAACAAAATAATAACTATATTAATACTATAAGTTAATTTTAAAGGAAATAAAAAATGTATATATGCGATAAAAAAATTAATATGGGAATTTTGGACACAACATTCTTAAAAAAGCAAATGAATGTTCTAGACAAAGTTATAGCAGAACAAGAACAAATCGAAGGATGCTATAACGATAAAATTGACGCCTTGGTTGGGCTTAAAACTATGTGTGAAAACATCTTAGAACAATGCGACGAGACACCCGCAAATCTTTCAGTAGAATTTTTTGCAAGTTAAAACCTTAATCAACCGGGGGCGTAAGCCCCCACAACCTACGGGAGAAAAAATATGAGACTTTACACTAATAAAGACGGCCAGTGGTTTGGGACACAAGCTGACGCTCGTAAGGGCGCTCCAAGAAACTGGGTCGAGGTTGACGTACCGACCTCAAAGCAAGATCTGATTAACTGGCTCAACGCCAATCAGGTCGGAGGAGGCTACGACAGGCCGGTGGTAACTCGCAATCCTGACGGTGTCATTGTTGCACCTTATGATGCAAGCCCTCACGCAACGGTAGGTCTTTACGAGCCAGAGCTTGAAAGCTCCGACGACGTCAGGCTCATCAAGAGCGCCGAAAGTTGGGTGCAGTGGTCGCTAGATACTTTGATCAGGGGCGACAAAGCTGAGGCAATCGATATGCTAAAGAAGGGCTTAAAAGCTCAGAAGGGAGTAGCGTAATGTCAAACAATCCATATAGCTTATCG